CTGCTGGAGTGCTTTCTGGAGTTCGGGACCAGTACGACCGGAGGCTTGGGCGAACAGGGTGAAGGTGCCGGGTAGGCGTTCTGCGATTTGGTTGAGTTCTTCGGCGCTGACCTTGCCTTTCGAGAAGACCTGGGTCAGAGCGAGGAGGGCGCCATCGACCTGCTCGGCGTTGCCGCCTGTAGCTTTGATGGCCTCGCTGACGGCGCGGAAAGCGAAGGCCGAATCGTTTACCGTTCCACCTGCCCCCAGCACGGCGGCGCTGAGCCGGGTCATGCCTTGGATTGCGGTCTCCTGTGGAACGTTGAGCTGTTGTGTAGCAGCCGTGGCGGCGGCCATCGCGCTGCTGTAGGCATCTTGGGTGCCCACAATTCCGCGCAAGGCGATCTGCAGCTTGTCGATCTGGGCTGAGTAGTCAGTGGTTGCCGCAAGCTGCTGGCCGAACATGCCGATCTGGGCGCCGTAGGCGGCGCCAGCAAACGCACCACCCACTCCGCCTACCGCTAAGCCGCCAAGGCCGCCGACCAGGCCGGCCGGTCCACCGAAGATGCCGCCGCTAAGTGCTGCACCGACGCCCTGAGCGAGCTGCATTCCACTGAGCCTGCGGCTGGCGCGTGTAGACAGGCGCTCAGATCGCATATCTACGTCTTGAAGCCGGTTGGTGAGTTGCTTGAACTCGCCGTTTGTTGCTGGAATCTCGTTGCGTAGATTTGAGAGAGCTTCGCGCAGATTTCCGAGCGAGTTGATGCTTCCTGTGTTGGCCCTAGTGGCTTTGTCTACGGCTGCCCGTAGGTTCTCCATGCGCGTGCGCTGCTGCTCAATGGCTTCTGCATTGGCGCGACGGGCGTCGCTTTCCGCTATATAAGTTCGACGTGCGCGGTCTGCCTCTTCTGGCGTGGCTACGGGCTGTAAGCGTTCCTGTTCTCCGGGGAAACGCACACCGCCGACACCGCTGCCCGGAGCAAAAATCTGCTGGACATTGCCTGTAGCCCTTCCCACGCGAACATTTTCGCCGCTGTATTGAAGACCTGTGCCGGGGGCGCTGGTTTGGCCGGCGGCAGGCAGGAGCAGAGGGGTTCCGCTTACGCCTTGGCGCACGCGCTGACCTAGTTCGGCAAGTGCGGCCTCCTGCTGGCGTACCATTCCTCGGTTGAGGTAATTATTTCTGATGCGTGCATTGGCTGCGTTCTGTTCGGCAGTAGCGGCCTGCGCAGCCATATCACCAACATGGCGGTAACTATCACCGAGTCGGTTCAGTTGTTGAGTTAGTTGGCGAGCGGTGCTTGCATTCTCGACGTAGTGTCTCGACCCCTCAGCTGTGGTGGTATCTAGCTGCTCCATCTCGGCGCGGAGAGCGGTTATGGCTTCTCTTATGTTTTGCGCGGTGCTTGCTGTGGTGCCAGTACGCAAGCCCATTACAAGAGATTGCGCAAAGCCAGGCGTAACGGCGGCTAATTCGCGCTGCACAGCCGCAATACGCATTGCCACACTAAGATACTCTACACTATTGCGTGTAGTAAATGCTAAATCTTGCTGAAGTTCTTTTAATTTTTGAGACCATGCCGCCGTTACGTTCGGCATTTCTTCAAGCGATTTGCCTTCGAATGTGGCAAACCGTTTTATGTATTCAGGGTCTTGGCGTATAGATGCTGTTTCCGTTATTTTGCGGCGCTCTAAGATGCGTGGCGCCCCAGATAGCTGGTTGAGGCGCTTCTGGGCTACAGCTAATTTTTCGGTGGAGGCGGTGTTCTCGTCCAGAATGCGCTTATAATTATTCCACGCATTTAGCACTTTATCAGGTGCTACAGCGAGAATCTGAGTAAGCGATTTGTAGTGCTCTCTATTGCCCTTAGTTCCAGTGTTTAGTGTATCGGTGAGTTTATTTATGTCATTGCTCAGTTCACGATGTACGTTGCCGTTGAGCGATGCTTGCTCCCTAAGCGTTTGCAGAGACTTTATGTGCTCTTTTATAGATGTAGCGGACTGTGAATGAGCTGCGGCCTCATCTAAAATTATTTTGCGTAATGACTGAATCTGCGTATCAGTGAGTCGAGATTCTTGTCGGAGATCGGATAAGTCTTTGTTCAGCTTTTGCCATACATCGGATCCGCGCCGCGCTTCGTCCAGCAGTGCGCTGAAGGCGTCGGTAAGTCCCTTATTTACGCGAGTGGTGTTGCCTAGCTCGCTTTTTAGCTCAAGTAGGCGCTCGCGTGTGTTGTTTAGTTGAGTGTCTGTGGCACCAGTTACCCGCGTCAGCTCACGGAAGGCACCGCGCAGTTTATTTAGCTCTTCAAAGCCTTCTATACCGAGCTTTACAGTTATGTCTTCAACTTGCCTCGCCACGCTACTTATCCTCCTTCGACTTATTCAGCTCGCTCAGGGCCGCCGCTTCCATCTTGCGTAAGTCCTCCAGCATGGTGGGGCGGTCCTGTACGCAGTATAGGTCGAAGAGACCGCCCTGCATAAGCAGCACTTCGTATTTCAGGCCTAAGTAGCCTGCCATTGTTGTGTTCCATTGCGTTTGCATACGCAGGAACATAAGTAACGTATCCCAGTTCTCGTCCCACACAACATAGGCATCGTCGTCTTCCGACTTCGGGGCGGCAGGAAGGGCGAGCCCAAAGGCCTTGGCGTCATCCTGCGTTTTGTCCTCAACCTGCTTACCGCCTCGGGCCCAGCAAACGGCGGCGCCGGTTAGTTTCCCTCTTTCGCTCCATCAAAGGTTTCGGTGTAGGCCTTGAGGACACCGCGTACCCAGTAAGGGTCGTCAGCAAATTCGGTAAGTGCTTCGATGGAGAAGGGCACGTCGGTGGCATCCTCGTCGGTGATGCCGTTCCAGCCCAGAACTGTGGCTTTGAGGAGCTGGAGATCGCCCTTCTCGCTGAGCTTGCCGAACTCCTTACGGCCCAGGCGCTTGAAGGTGATGTCGAAGGTGCTGGTGTCGAAGGTGCCACCATCGGCGGGCTCTTCGATGGTTACGGGCCACTTGAACGTTTTGACCTTCTTCCGAACAAATGCCATAAGCTGCGCAGCTGCGCTAAGCGGGTGCATTTGCAGTATAGGCTGCGTAGTTGCGGCGTGGCTAAGCCGCCAAGCAGCTAAGTGCTTAGCGGCGTGATGGTGGGGCAGCTTGGCGGCGTGGCAGCTTAGGCGAAGATGAGGCGGAACTCGTCGTTGCCGGCTGTGGAGGGAACAGCGGTGTAGGGAAGGGAGAGCATGTGGATGCCGTCCTGATCGGAGTAGGAGGGATCGCCGATGTCTACGCGGTTGGAGATCATCGAGACGATGTTGCCGGCTGTGGTGCCGTGGATGAAGGTGAGATCGCCGAGGGTGCCGTCGGTGAGGGCGGCGGTGAAATAGTCCTTGGTGGCGATGGTGGGGGCTTCGATGACGACGGTGCCGGTGCTGGCGCGGTCGGTGAGCAGCACTTCCTTAGTGCAGCCCACCAGCTCGCGGTAGACGATGGTGTTGCCCACTTCCATGGCGACGGACTGGAGGCATCCGCTGTAGCCAAGGAGGTTGAAGGCGCCGCTGTTGCCGGCCTTGAAGATTTGGGGGGTGGCTTGGTTGGCGTAGGTGGGGGTTGGAGCGGCGGTGTCCGTAGGAGCGCTGTAGATCCCGGTCATCGTGAAGTCGATGGTGGGGATTTCGCCTACGGCGGTGTTGAGCGAGAACGTTCCACGGCAGCCCGTGGCTTTGTGCAGCACACCATCGATGTTGTAGTGGATGGTGACGGAACTGAACGCGGAGCTTACGGGGGTGTAGAGGGTGTGGGCGTCGATCGAGTAGGCGCTGGTGTTGTCTGGCGTGACGGAACCGTTCACGGTACGAAGCGTGGCGACCTTGGTGGAGCCGACGTAACCGGTGATCAGTGCCACTGTGCCGGAGCCTGTGCCAGCCGTGATGCGGAGGATCTGGTTCTTGTAGAAGTCGTTGACTGCGCTCGCGCCTGCAGCAAGGGTGATGCTGTTGAGGGCGCCCGCAGTGGCAGTGCCGGTTACGGCGGGCGTTACGGCGGTCTCGGCCAAGCCGCACGCCTTGAGCACCGAACCGAAGCGTGGAGCGGTGCCAGCGGTGCCGCTTCCTGCGAGTTCGACGCTGAAGGTGCATTCAACGCGAGTGTTGGCCAGCAGCTGCTCGGATGCGCCGAGGTAAGGGCGTACCAGGTCGCGGCTTACAACGTCGCTCTGCAGAGGCGTGATGCTGAGGTCGCGGACCAGGATGGCGTCAGCGGCGCCGGGGTTCGGATCGGTGCCGTACTGCGACTCAATTTCGGCCAGGATGAGGCGCTTGCGAGTAAGAAGGGCCATTGAGATTCACCGCTTAGGGGGCAGAAGGCTTGGTCCGCTGCACAAGGGTGCGGATACCTGTTGCTGGATCGAGAGTGTACGAGCCACCCTGTCCGCTGTATTCATCAATAAGCGTAGGTGGTGCGGGTTCTACTTCTTCGCTGAGTGGCGTGGGGGCGTCGCTGAGTGGCGTGGGGGCGTCGTTGCTGGGCGGCATGGGGGCGTCGGAAGGCTGGGCCGTGGCGCGGGCCATAGGCTGCGGAGCGGATAAGTAGAGCTTAGGTAATGGGAGTGCTAATAAGTGCGGTAACGCGACTTAGGGCGCTTGAGAGAGATCGTTGACCTTTGTGCGGTAGAGGACGCGGTAGGTGCAGAAGATTACGCCTACGGGAGTGTCGGCGGCTTCGAGGGTGAACTCGGTGGAGACCGGTTGGATGTCGATTGCTAAGCCGCCAAGGCTTAGGTCGGCCATAAGTTTTGCGTGCAGAGACTCGATGATCGGATCGGCAGCCTGATCGGGAACGGTTGCTCTGACTATGACTACGACTCGTACCGTTAAGTTGTGGTCTAAGGTCGGTAGTGAGGTGTTCTGTGTTGTGTTATCACTTACCGGCTCGATAATTAGGGCGCTGGATTCGGCGCGGGCCACCGGCTCGACACGACTGCGGTAGATGCGCGTACCAACGCCGGTAGTGCCTGTTAGCTGGCTGGTAAGCGCGACCAGGATTTGTTCGCGGCGTGTGGCCATGCGCTTACACCTTTTGTAGGGCTATTTGTACGAATGCCCCATCGGTTATTTGGATGGTGTTACGCACTTTGTAAGCTACGCCATTAACCCGTACAGATGAGTCGTAGGCGAGATTCCCAAACTTAGAGGCTTCGCAGGTAAGGGTGTATTCGGTGGTGATTACTTGGTTGTCAACAATTAGTTCGCTGGGCATGTCGAGGATGCCCAAGCCGGAAACGGCGCCAGCTGTGACGCTGACGCCGAAATCGGCCAGGTAGATCGTGGGGTCGTCAGTGAGCACAGGGCCAGCACGCGGAGGGGAGTGCGGGGCTTACTGATACTTCTTGACGCCGACGCCGACCACAGAGACGATGGAGCTGGCGGTGCCGGTCTCCTCGTAGATGTTGACGCGCACGTAGCGCTTCACGTCGTCCTTGGAGATCGTGACCTTGTTGAGGTAGGCGGCGTTGCCGATGTCGGCGAACGCACCACCAGTGATGGCGGTGAAGTTGGCGGCGCTTTCGTCGCTGTGCTCAAGGCGCACCTTGAGGGCGTGGCCGTCGCCTGCGGCGGTGGCTTGCATCACGAAAACGACGTCGCCGTCATAGCCGAGCAGATCGACGCTGGAGGCGGCGGTTACGGCGGTGACGGTGGCGGGGGCGAAGGCTGCAAAGGTTTGCAGCGCCTCGAAGTTGCGTTGGCTGAGGGCCATGACTACTCCTTGGGAGATGTGGACTTGGTACGCCGGGTGAGGCGCGGGGAAGTTACCGAAGGCTGCTCAATCGCAGGTTCTGACGCGGGCTCGGCAGGCTGAGGGGCCTGGGATGGCTTGGCGCGTCCCAGGCCGGTCAGGAGCTGGCCATCGCTGATGCTGAGATCGAGGATCTCCCCGGCAGAGCGGGGAGTTCCGGCGACCATTACGTCAGTTGTCAGCTCGTACCAGGGCATCAGGCGTTACCGGAACCGAAGACGAAGGCGGCGGGGTTGCGGACTCCGAAGTCCACATCCTGGAAGGCCACGATGCGGGTGGTTCCCTTGGTGGAGTTTGTATAGGGATCCACGGTGACATCGACGCCAGACCAGAAGCCGAAGATGGCTTGGGAGAAGTCGCCGAATAGCACATTGGAGCCGACGAGCTGGTTGCTTACGCGGGCGGCGTAGCCGTTGACCTCGTTGTTCTCCCAGATCATCATCTCGCTGTTGGTGTTGCGGAGCGTCTGCTTGAGGGCGCCGCGCACGTGAGCGTTGCCCACGTAGAACATCGAGGCAACGTCGAGGTTGCTCACGGAGACGGTGGTCTCCATGTTCACGTAGTCGGCGAAGTTGCCGAAGTAGTAGGTGACGCCCCCGATGGACTTGTTGGTGTTGGCGTCGCTGGTGAGGGTTTCGGTGCCCACGCCAGTGATGTTCTTGAGGCCGAGGAGGGCGGAGGCGCCGCCGAGGCCGTAGACAGCGGAGGAGTCGATGGCGAGGGCGATCGACTCGGCGAGGTCAGCGCGGACCATCGCTTCCACGTCCATGGACTGCTGGATCATCAGCCGGCGGGTGATGTCCACGTAACCGCCCAGGGATTTGGGGGTCATGGAGACTTGGCCGAGGGTGAGGTTGGTCTCGCTGACGGCCACGTCCTCCCCGACCCAGTAGGCGGTGGTGTTGCCGGTCTTTTTCGGGATATCAACGTTGCCGACCAGGCCGGTGAGGGTGGTGACGTTGAGGCCGAGCAGGGCGGAGCGGTTACGCACCAGGTCGATGAAGGAGCCGGTGAGCAGCTGGGTATCGACCACGTAGCCGCCGGCAGAGGCGGTGCCTACGGATTGGGGGGCGCGGAGTTGGGGCGCGGCCATCACGTCCCAGGGCATGACGACGCCACGGGCGGCGCGGCCCAGCTTGGTTTCGGCGGCCTTGGAGCACTCCAGCTCGAAGGAGGCAGCTTCACGGGCGCTGCGATCGGACGGATCGGCCAGGTGGCGGATCACGTTCATCAGGCTGTAGCGCTTGACCTCTTGGGGGGTCAGGCCGATGGAGGCGGCGCCGTCATCGTGGACGCGTCCCTGGAACTCGGTGCGGGTGCGGCCGAGTTGCTTCAGGACAGCCTCGCGGGCTTGGTCGAGGGAGGCGTCGGTGTCGATGAGGTGGGTGGCCAGATCGGCGCCGACTTGGTGTTGGTCGCACATGGCACGGATGGCGGCAACACGCTCACGCTCGGACTGCCGAGCGGCGGTTTGCACCTCCTGGACGTTGATGGATTGTTCCATGGAAGGAATTGCTTGGGGGGTGTCAGTTCCGCGCTCGGCGGTCTGCTTAGTTTGAAGTGTAGAAGATTCGGGTTGATGCGTTTCTTGTACGGGCACGGATGTTGGTTCTGTTGGTTCGGTGGAACTTAATGCGCGGCCTAGACCGACGCTCTGGTCAGCTGGGACGCTGACGGATGACACCTCCAGTACGTTCCAGCGTGTTACTTGCATATCGCCGTTAGTTGCTTCGCGTACGTCGTTGATTTCGTAGGCGAAGGATACGTTGCGG